GAAGTAGATCAGATGGCAGCGCGGTTTCTTCCTGGAGCCGCGCTGCATGAAAGGAGAAAAGATGCATAAGAGCAGGAACAAAGGCCAGGACGCAAGGAACATTCCAGACGGACCGGCGGACGGCATCAGCCTGGATGTGCAGAGTACGCATACGAGATTCCGGGGGAAAGGCAGTCAGCGGAGGATGGCAAAGCAGGTGGTTGTCCCCGGAAACATCAAGGCAAGCGTGGAGCTGGGGGTTGTCTCCATATCGGATCGGGTGCATGACATCATGCTGACCGTGAGGATTGAGGATATGTCGGCGGTGATGGCCGGCGCATACGAGATGGCGAGAAGGGCAGAGGCGGAAGGGAGTGCAGACGGTGAGAAAGAGGACCAGATACATAAAGGTCTACGAGAGGATTCTCATGGAGGAGGAAAAACTCCTGGAGGAGCTTGCGAAAATCCCGATGGATGGCAGGAGGACAGCTCCGGTCAATGCCAGGAAAGCATTTAAGCTCATATCGGATTCATGCTACCGGATGGCTCAGGAGTGTAACGTGCTGGTGAGCTACCCACAGAAAGCAATCGCAGGAAAGAAAGTTGACCTGGGGGGGGATGCTCATAATGCTGCCGGACTGTAGGCTGGTGACGATTGAACAGCTAAAAGAGATTGAAGAGAGGAGATACTGATATGGCAAGAGGGAATTTTGGAATATGTTCCGGGTGCGGCGCACAGGTCATCTGGATAAAGACGAAGGCCGGGAAGAATATGCCCTGCAATACGTTACTGGTGGACTACAAGGCGGACGGAGGAAAGGATAAAATCGTCCTTCCGTCCGGGGAGGTGGTCTCCGGAACAATCGTACCATCACCGGACGAGGCGGACGGACACGGATATGTCTCTCATTTTGCCACCTGCAGCAACGCAAAGAATTTTAGACGCAGGAAGTAGGGCAAAGAAAAAAGGCTATACCGCTGTGCAGTACAACCTCATTCCTCTTATAACACCGACTACCCCTATTATAGGGGGTTATCAGAGGAATGTCAAGGAGGTAAATGCACATGGGTAAATCACAAGGCAGGCCGGTACGATATGAGTTCACAGAGGAGAATATAAATGTCATAGCGGCGATTGCTGCCGAAAAAGGGATTGAAGCGTACAAAGAGGAGCATAAGAAAGAGGAGGCGGAACGCCAGAACAGGGTACAGAACAATGCCAAAGCCCTGCTTACGAATTACCGGCGGTTCAAGGACTACATAGAGAATGCAGAGTATGACATGGACACGACTTCTGATGATTCTCTGAAAGATATGCTGTCACTCATGCAGGGATATTTCAAAGACAGCGACCTTAAAGTATTAAGCATAGAGAAGGGCAAGGCTAAGACAAAGATGATTATGAGCCATGTGGACACTATGCTGGATGTATATAAAAAACAATGCGAAATAGCGGCAGACCCAGAGGAAATGAGAAGATATAGGGTAATCAAGGGGCTTTACCTGGATGCGGAGCCTAAGACTTCGGCGGAGATAGCAGAGGAGGAACATATCACGGAAAGAACCGTGTTCCGGGACGTGAAAGCCGCCTGCAAGCGTCTGGCGATACTGTTTTTCGGAATCTATGGATTCCGGTATTAGCGGTGTCAAAAAGATGTCATTGATATTTCAGTAGCCAGGTTTTAATATGGTATCAGCCGAAAACCCCAATGTCATACTCATTTTGTGAGAGTAACCATGTGTTTTCCCTCCAGACCAGGGCGGTGCAATATCCGCTCCGGCATCGGAAAAACGGTTATAAGGCAGAGTTTTATACTCGATGGAAAGCAGCCGCCGCCTGGCTGCTTTTCGTTTGCCGAAAGACCGGAAGGCGGCATAAAACCTGGGGTTTTCATTGATATGCGCCCTGGGATATGGTATAATTAAAGGGTAAGAAGGGGCATAAAAAACAGAGCCTTGCACCCTGGAAAAGTCAAAAGCTCTGTCCCCATCCGAAAGAAGGATGTAGATTCATTGTAGCATCCCTTCCGGATAAAAGCAACCATAATCTCAAAGAAAGAAGGAAAAGGGCATGAATAACACGATGAATCAGACGGCAGGCAATAGCAGCATCACCGGAGGGCGAAGGATATGCCTTCTGGATTTGAATTACACCCTGGTATCAAACCAGATGGACACGCGGATGCTTCGGCCGTTCTCCAGGAGGATGGAGGGCGAGGAGTACCGGATGGATTTGATAGATGCGATCAGAGGCGATTATGTTATCATCGTTACGGCCAGGCCGGACTACCAGAGGGTACAGACGATGCAGAACGTCCTTAAAAAGACCGGATGGGAGCCGGAGGAAGTCTATTTCAATGACATCAATGCGGAGCCGCATGTGTTCAAGGAATCCGCGCTCAAAAGATTCATCTTCCCGAAGTACGGTATGAATGGGGTGCAGTTCTATGCGGTGGAGAGCAACCCAAAGACCAGGGCGATGTATAAGCGGTACGGCATCCATGCAGAGCCGTATTCGGAGTTCATAAAGAAGGTAGGGGCGGACGGAAATGCGGCACCGGAGGAGCCGGAGATGCGGCAGCTCTCCCTATTTGACTAAGGCATCATAACTGCATACAGATTATTAGGCGGCATGTTCCTTCCTGGGATATGCCGCTTTTTAATGCAAATAACGAAGAAAGGAAGGGAAACGGATGGAGACACAGACAATGAGGTTGGAAGAGATTGTACCGGCGGCATACAATCCCAGGGTAACACTGACAGAAAAGGATTTTGAGTACCAGGCGCTAAAAGCAAGCATTGACGAGTTCGGCCTGGTGGTTCCTCTGATTGTGAACCAGCAGACCGGGAACCTGGTGAGCGGACACCAGAGGCTCAATGTCATGCTGGCAAAAGGCGTGGAGGAGACGGAGGTTGTCATCGTGGACATGGAGCCGAAAAAGGAAATGGCTCTCTGCATCGCCATGAACAAGATAACCGGAGAGTGGGACTACGGAAAGCTGGCAGACATCATGGAAGAGCTGCGGGACGCGGAAGGGATTGACACGATAGTTACCGGCTTTTCCGATCACGACATCGCGGAGCTTCTGGGGGAATTGGATGCGGCGGAAGAGGAAATCCCGGACGTGGAGGGAGTGGCAAAGAAGGATGATGATACGGAGGGAATCCTCTGCATCGTGGGTGAATATAAGTTCCGGATTCCGGATGGGCCGTACAAGGATATGATGGCAGACATCCGGGAGAAAGTCGGGTTCTCTAAGGAGATGGTAGAGGGAGAAATGAAAAGGAGGCTGATGGGATGAAGATAGAGACTTTGGATATAGCAGACATCCGGGCAAGCTCTTTCAATCCGCGTATCACACTGGAGAAGGGTTCCAGGGAATATGAGGCGATAGCAGCCAGTATAAGGGAGTTTGGTTTCGTGGAGCCGCTGGTGGTGAACAGACATAACATGTGCTGCCTGGGAGGGCATCAACGGCTATCCGTGCTGAAGGATATGGGCGTGGAGTCCGTGGACTGTGTAATGGTGGAGGAGCCGGACCCGGCCAGGGAGAAGGCTTTATGTGTCGCCCTTAATAGGATAAAGGGCGAATGGGATATGGATATGCTGGCAGCTATGCTCCAGGACGAGGATATTTTCTCCCTTCCTACCGGGTTTGAGGAGGGAGAGGTAGATCTGGAGAGGATGCTGGAGGACGCGGAGCCGCCCGATCTTCCGGAGGATGAACCGGAGGAGACGGAGGAGCCTGCCGGTCCGGAGGGTACCACAGTAGTAAAGATTGGCAATTTCAAGTTCAAGATTACCATATCGGAGTACCAGGGGATGTTGAATACCATCCGGGACGCCGGTATTTTCGATTCTAAGGCGATTTCTGATGAAATTAAAAGGAGGATACTTAATGGTTAAATTAGTCCCTATTGGCGACGTGAGGGCGTCAGAATACAATCCAAGAAAGAATGATGAAAAGCGCCTGGCACTCACAGAAATGTCTCTGCGAAAGCTGGGCTTTTTGCTGCCTATCTATGCGGATAAGGACGGCGAGATATTATCCGGGCATCAGCGCCGTCTGGTGGCGGAGCGCATGGGGTTTGACAAGATACCGGTTCAGTATGTAGACCAGGAGGATTTGAACAGCAGGAAGGCTTTGAACGTACTGTTCAACCGGGCAACAAATGACCTCCAGAAGCAGGACACATGTACGAAGATTAAAAAGCGCCTCTATAACATGGACATAGACGGCATGTGTGCCGGACTTCCGGATATCGAGCCTGGGAGCGAGGCATCCTATCCGTGCGTATACGCTTGCAGGAGGATTGATACCGTACAGCTGGCCAAGAAGAACCACCGGGATTTTGATTCCCACATGAAAGCGCTGGCAAAGGCGCTGGAGAAAAAGACCGGGAGCCTTATGCCGGTAGTCATCGGCCCGGACATGGACGTGGTGAACGGGATTGGCAGGCTCCAGGTGGCGGCGGAGGCCGGAAAGAAGTTCATCCAGTGCGTGGAAGTGACGGAGGCCCAGAGGGAGTTCGCGTCTGCGATGCTGAATCTATTATCAATGGACTTCTCTATGGAATCCGAATACGCGGACGTACTCCGGTATAATTCCTTTATGAGGGAGCGCAACACCAGGGAGACGGATGCGGAGGGCAACTGCGCCCTGGGGGATGGTTTTTTCAAGGGAGTATTCCCCAATAATAACGGCAGGGACTTTTTCAAGCTGGAGGGCGATGTATTAAAAGCCTGGACCGGCCGGTATGGGGATAAGATTGTGGATTTCGGCGCCGGAAAGCTGAACAACACCAGGACGCTCCGGGCCGCAGGCGTGTATGTCTCTGCATTCGAGCCTTATTTCGTCACTACCGGCGATGAAGTGCATAAGCAAAAGAGCCTGGAGATAGCGGAGCGGTTCCTGGAGGAGGTGGGGAGCGGTGTGGAGTACACATCGGTATTTATATCCTCTGTTTTCAATTCCGTGCCGTTCATGGAGGATAGAAAGAAGATAGCAGTCATCGCGGCTGCGCTCTGTTATCCGAAGGGCCAGGTAGTATGCTGGTGCCAGAGCAACGAAGCGCATCAGTTCACAGCCACAAAGAAAAAATCCGTCCAGGATGAAGCACGGCTGACATTCGATCTGGACTATGAACCCAATACTATCCTGGGAGATATTTCAAAGCACCCGAAAGTCCAGAAGGGGCATACAAGGGAGGAGATGACCGGAATATTCGCGCCGAGGTTCCGGAAGATTAAGAGGCTGGACCAGATACAGAAATTCTGGTACCTGGAGGCAATCGAACCCATCCTGGATGTGGACGCGCTGGCGGATGCCCTGGATTTTGAGTTTGACCTTCCTTATCCGGACGGCTCCACGATGGGGCTTGCAGGCCGGGCGAGGGAAGTGTTTGAAAAACGGTTAGGCGTAAAGCTGCCGGGAAAGGAGGGGAGCTATGGGAAGTAATGGGAATATTGATAACGTGTCACCAAACGGAAAGTGGGAATTTGACAGCGAAGTGGCACGGTGCTTTGCAAATATGCTGGAGCGGAGCATCCCGGACTACCGGAGCATGAGGAGCCTGGTGTATGAGATAGGCGAGAAGTTCATCATTCCCGGTACCTGGATCACGGACATAGGGTGTTTCACCGGGCTTGCAGTAGAGCCGTTTTATCAGAAACACGCGGCCGAAAACAAGTATTTCCTCTGTGACAACTCTGCAGCAATGCTGGAGGAGTGCAAAGGTAAATTTTCGGTAGGCATTGAGGCCGGATACGTGGAGTGTGTAAACGGCAATTTTTTTGAAGTGGAAATGCCTCTGGCAAACAGCCTGGTGCTGTCCATCCTATCTATGCAGTTCATGCCCACATCATACCGGCAGAAAATGTTGAATGACATATACGACCATATGCTGTACGGAGGGGCGCTTGTCTTTGTGGAGAAGATAGTGGCGGATGGCGGAGCGGACGGCCTTATGGTGGATTTGTACTATGAGATGAAGCGCCGGAACGGTTACACGATTGAGAAGATAGTGGAAAAGCGGAAAAGCCTGGAAAATGTGCTGTCTCCGCTGAAAGCTGGATGGAATGTGGATATGCTGCACGAGGCAGGGTTTAAGGTTGTGGATATGTTCTGGAGATGCCTTAATTTCTGTGGATGGATTGCCATAAAATAACCCGGAAGTAGTACCGCGGAGCGAAGGAGGTGGGCGGAGTGTCCAAAACCGAAAAGCCGTGGGAACGCCAGAAGGGGGAAACCGAGCAGGCATTTGAGGCGTTTGTAATCTATCGGGATTTAGGTCTAAAGAGGTCTAACCACGAAGTCTGCCAGCAGTTGTCTAAGAGTAGGCAGCTCATTTCACGCTGGAAGTCCAAGTATGGATGGGATGAAAGGGCGAGGGCCTACGACAATGAGATAGAGCGCCAGGCACATGCGGAGGCAGTCAAGGACCTAAAGGACATGACGAAGCGCCACACCAAGATTGCTGTTCAGATGCAGAAAAAGGCACTGGAGGCGTTGGAAAAGCTGAAAGTTGAGGACATGACGCCGAGGGACATCAAGGAGTATATTAAGATTGCCACCGAGCTGGAGAGACTGAACCGGAGCGTGTCTGCAAGTGATAACGCGATAGACGAGGAGGAACAGACCAGGGTAGAGGTCTATATGCCGGAGAAGGAGGCTGACGAGGATGAATAAAGTGATACGTCCCCAGAAAGGCCCCCAGGAGAAGTTCCTGGCTACCAGCGCGGATATAGGGATTTACGGAGGCGCCGCCGGTGGAGGAAAGACCTATGCAATACTCATGGAGCCGCTGCGGTACATCAACACTAAGGGATATAGGGCAGTCATCTTCCGGAAGAATTTCAACCAGATATTTGCATCCGGCGGTATATGGGACGAGAGCCAGGAGATGTACGGAGACATAGCCGGTGCCAAATCAGTGCAGACGCCAAAATTCCGATGGTCTTTCAAAAACAAGGCGAATATATACTTTGATTTCCTGGGGAGGGATGCGGATGTTGAGAAGTGGCAAGGTTCCCAGATAACATTCATAGGGTTTGACGAGCTGACGCATTTTTCAGAGCGCCAGTTTTTTTATATGCTGTCGCGTAACCGCTCCACTTGCGGAGTGAAACCTTATGTCAGAGCCACATGCAACCCGGACGCGGATTCATGGGTGGCAAAGTTCATTTCCTGGTGGATAAATCCGGAGACCGGATACCCAATCCCGGAGCGCTCTGGGAAAAAGCGGTATATGGCGCGTGTGGATGATGAAGTGGTATGGGCTGACACAAGGAAGGAGCTTCTGGATAAAGGCATCAAGGCTGACAAGGTTAAGAGCGTCACATTCATAGCAAGCACCCTGGCGGACAATAAAATCCTTATGGAGAAAGACCCAGGGTATAAGGCAAACCTGGAGGCTTTACCGTTAGTCGAGAGGGAGCGCCTGCTTCACGGCAACTGGAAAATCAAGCCTGCGGCCGGTCTGTATTTCAAGCGTGTGCAGATCGGAGACATCCTGGATGCTGTGCCTGATGACATCGTTTCCATTGTACGCGGATGGGACCTTGCGGCTACCGATGTGGACGAGGACGATGATGCGGCATATACATCCGGCGTTCTTATGGCAAAGAGAAGCAACGGAAGATTCGTTGTGATAGATGTGATAAACCAACAGCTGAAAGCTGGTGATGTCCGGAAACTGATTAAGACAACATCGGCGGTGGACAATGCCAAATATGGATATGTGAGGCAGAGGCTACCGCAAGACCCTGGGCAGGCCGGTAAAGAGCAGGCACAGAGCTATATTGAGATGCTGGCAGGATATGATGTGGTTACAAAGCAGGAATCCGGCAGTAAGCAGACCAGGGCGGAGCCTATGGCGGCTCAATGGCAGCTGGGATTGTTCGATGTTGTGGCTGGGGCATGGAACGAAGCATATTTTAATCAGCTGGAATCATTCCCGGAAAGCAAGTTCAAGGATATGGTGGATGCCAGTTCATCTGCTTTCAATGAGCTTACCCTGGGGATGGCATTCAATATCAACAACCTATTGTAGGAAGGAAGTGAGGGTATTATGGACGATACACAGAAAGCCAGGCTGGAAAAGCAGCGGCAACTCCAGAGAGGCGCGGCTATCATCGAAGGTACGCAGGAGCAGTTCCGGCAGGACGGTTACTCGAATCTGCTCAACAAATACGGAACCGCGCAGGATAATTCCACCGCGTACACCTACGTGCAGGAGCCTTTTGTTTCCGACATGGAGCTTACCAGGCTGTATGAAGGGAATGGGCTTTTTGCGAAGATTATAGACCGACCTTCCGAGGAGGCTGTTAAGCATGGCTACGATATTGATTTTGGGGACACTGATGTATCGGAGTACATAGAGGATCGGATGGATTCTCTACAGATGGAGGATAAGTTTGCAACGGCAGAGAAGTGGGCCAGACTTTACGGCGGCGCGATTATCGTCATGCTGGTGGATGACGGGCGGGGGCTGGAGGAGCCTCTGAATTGGAGCGATGTCCGCAGCATCGAGGAGCTGCGAGTGTTTGAGAGGGCGATTGTCCAGCCGGATTACACGAATCTCTATCATTTCAATTTTGCGGACAGCATGGATGGTGATGTTCCATTCGGAGAGCCGGAGTATTACCAGGTATTCAGTGTATACGGCTATTTCATTGTGCATCAATCGCGGTGCCTGGTATTCCGGAACGGACGCCTGCCAGAACAGACCACGAACACCAATTACCGATATTGGGGAATCCCGGAGTATGTGAAGATAAAAAAAGCCCTCCAGGAGTGTGTGACATCGCATGGAAACGGCGTGAAGCTGCTGGAGCGGTGTGTCCAGGCCATATACAAGATGAAGAACCTTGCCAATATGCTGGCAACGGAAGAGGGCGAGGATAAGGCAATCCGGAGGCTCCAACTGATTGATATGGCAAGGGGTATTCTGAACAGCATCGCCATTGATACCGATGGAGAGGACTACGATTTCAAGAATATCACGATGGCAGGGGTGAAGGACATCCTGGATGCCACATGCAATATGCTTTCAGCTGTTACGGACATCCCACAGACAATCCTATTCGGGCGCTCTCCTGCCGGTATGAACTCCACCGGAGAGAATGACATGGAGAATTATTACAACATGGTGGAGAACATCCAGAAGGAGAACATGAAGGGCAATTCCCGGACGGTAATAGACCTCATGCTTATCCAGGGCAAGCGCGAGAGGCGGTTCAAGGAGATTCCCAGGTACAAAGTGAAGATGGCGGCTCTTTGGTCTACGTCCGACAAAGAGCAGGCGGATATATCCAAAACCAAAGCAGATACAGAGCTTGTAAAAGCCCAGACCGCGCAAATCTACATGGATTCTTCCGTCATTGACCCCTCCGAAGTCAGAAAGAACCTGGCGGCAGAGGGAGAGTTTGAGATTGAGAATCTAATCACGGAGGATGACCTGGACATCACCGGGGAGGAGATGGAGCCTGGAAACATTCCGGATCACGGCATGATACCGGCGTCCGAACCTGCAG